ACCTTTTCAACCTTATCAACACCCCCATTTCGGAGGGCTGTCCGATTGAACTTGACTACCTTTTCTGTGCGAACATACCTTTTCTTGTCGTTCACACCATATTCATAATCCACACCCTCTATCACCTGACTATCTGGAATCTCGATCAGCATAGGCAATGCGATACCCTTGAAGATCATACGGGCTTGACGCTTGGCATTTTCGATGATGGGAAACTTCTGACTCATGGTTATCATTCCTTTATGGGTGAGACTGTAGACTAACAAAACTTTCTTGACAACACAACCCCCACTATTGGGGGACACTCTCAGGATCGCTAGGATCGGGATAGTATTCCAGAATCGGGGTACAGTGTTCAAGGCAACAGGCACAAAAATCATAGCCTTGAACCTTATCACCACAACAATCGGAAGTAATCATTTCAATCATTCTCATCTCTTTCTCTCTTTCTTATACTCTGATTATACATATGGTATCGGCATTGTCAAAGAAAAAAAATAGGGAAAATAAAAATATTGTTTGGCACAACATTTGCTGTAGCCTGCCATTTTGGCAGAAATCGCCCGCGGCCTGCCTTTTTGGCAGTCTCTCTGACTGTCATTATGGCAGCTAGCCGAGAGGCTCGGCTGAGACAGAATACCCCATTAGGGGGAGAATATTTTTTCCCTACCTTTGGGGGGTAACCCCTTTTTACTCGTAACGATTGAAACAATTCAAATCGCTATACTTTTCTGCCATAACGTCGCGGTTTGGGTGAACGTCCCATGATACTAGATTTTCCAGATAAACAGACTTGAATGATGGGCTATCTTCCCAGCGATCATCCTTTACCACAATCATCGTACCCTTCGGCATAGCCTTGACGCTTTCAATCTTTCCCGAAAAGTATCGGCCGTCATTACGCTTGGCGTGAATATAGTGGCCAGCGTGAACGGGAGCATATGAGGTATACATTTTTTCATTCCTTATGGTTTCTGTCATCATCATGCAATCATTCTACAGAGCATATCGGCAATTGCAACCGAAAAATCCAAAAATCTTTGTAAAGAAAATTTGACACAAAAAATGTAGATTTTCACTCAGTTTGGCATACTATTTGCTAGGGCAAATATCATACCATAAAAATATTTTTTATTTGGCACAAGATTTGCAGTAGCCTGCCATTTTGGCAGAAATCGCGCCCCGCCTGCCATTTTGGCAGATTATCCCCCATTAGGGGGAGAGATTGTTTTCCCTACCTTTGGGGGGTTAACCCGCCCTAAACATAAACACTCGACCAAAGCCGCACGATGATATACCCCATCCGGGAGATCCCCAAATCCAAGGGGGTAACCCCTTATCGCTAGAACAATGGTAACCGTCAACGTGTAGCGTATTCGGTTGATTCGGAATACGTTGAACCGTGATACCTTCCGATTCTAACCTTACAATCATTTCAGATATTGTCATTTTATTATTCCTATTTGGCTTGAATAAAAACCGATTCGCTCTTCGTGCTACTTGTAATGGTAACGATCCAATTTTTACCGCTACCATCCTCCCTCATAATTCCGTTTATAAGGCCGATATATACCTTACCCTTTGTATCGGTAACGGTACCATATCGTCCCATTCTCATGGCCAAAAAAATCTTATCCAAACTATTCATTTTATTTCCTAGACTAAAGATAAAGGTAAACGGTCGAGACTAACAAAATCAAGATAGCGTATGAAATAGCAATCGTCAAGATCATTTTATTCCCCTTATGCGTAGTTGAGTAGCAGTGGCTGGCCGTTGACCAGACTGAACGAATGGCCGCCGGTCATGTCCTCAAGGTATACACTCTTGTGAGCGTTGTCGGCTTGACGAATCACGAGGAGCGTACGATCCTTGACCATCCGCATATCCTGCACCACACCACTGAACACGCGACCATCATTCCGAACACCGCGAAAGCCGAAACCGATATAGTTCTTTGTCATCGTCAAACCCTTTTCTTTGTTTTCCTTCGTTCTCATAACCCTATCCTACATTATGGTATCGGCATTGTCCACAAAAAAAAATAGGGAATCAGTATCCTTTCAAGATTGTAAGTTTTCAGATTCTGGCACAGGATTTGCTAGAGGTAGTCCCCTCTTGTGGGGGGGGTTTTTTTGTTTTCCTCCCATTGGGGGGTTGCACCCCTCGAAGCCGGAGGTGGCCCACAAACAACAAGCCCCTTACCTATAAATTGGCCAGTTTAATAGCCACTTTCCACATAAAAAAAAGCGAGAATCGTAAGACTCTCGCTCTTTAGTTTCTATACTCAGTGAGTCTTTGCTCCTAAAAAATCAAGCTCCTGTCTCAAGTCGTTCTACACTTATAACCTTTTTTCTTCGCCCTCTTGCTTTAGCAATTCCCATTTTGCGTCTTTGACGACGAACCATGCCTGTTGTGATACTCTCTCCGGTCATACCACTTAGTTTACTGGCCAATTCCCCATCACTCAGAGAATTAATATTATCCCTAACAAACACCAACTCTGCATCACTCCACTTTTTATATGTTGCCATAATAGTTGTTCCTTTTTGACAAAACGTACTAATAACTTATTATATAGTATACCATTGAAACTTTAACGCAAGGCAAATATTATGGATATTGACAATATTGTTAGCAGCACATTAAAAGTTATCGCTAGCGAAAACCTTGATATACAATCAGATCTAGAAAAAAGTGACCCACCCAAAACCCTAGAACAACTCATACATGAAGAAAAAGAAAATCCCCAAGAAACCAGTAGTGGACGAAACTGAGCTATTAAAAGTTATAGATATTATTACTAAAAAATTAGGTTACAAATTTAAATTTGGATATCATGACATAAACGATATGAAACAGCAAATAAGCATATTTGCTTTGGAAGGTTTAAAAAATTACGATCACAAAAGGCCCCTGGAAAATTTCCTATGGACCCACGTAAGAAATCGACTTTTCAACTACAAAAGAGATAACTATCAAAGGCCCGACAAACCATGTTACACTTGTCCCCTTTTTGATAGTAAAAGTGCTCTCTGCACAAAATATAGCAATAAGAACGATTGTGATTTATACTATACTTGGACTCAACGAAACCAAAATAAAAAGAACCTGATGCATCTAACAACCATAGAAGAAATTAAAGATTATGGTAATATATTTTTACAAAATTCAGTATCTATAGAAGACCAGGAAATTATGAAAATATTAGACGAGAAATTATCAGGGGAAATTCGGTCAATCTATTTAAAGCTCAAAGGGGGTAGTAAAGTACCTAAAGCAGATAGAAATAAATTGCTTAGCAAAATACAGGAAATATTATGCCAAAAAAACGAGGACAGCTAGCTCTAGATGAAGAAAAGTTTATAAGCGATAATATAGACTCTCTTAGTGTGGAAGCTATAGCAGAAGCATTAAATAGAAATACTGCTCCTATAAATAGATATATCGAAGAAAATAATTTATATTCTTTAGAGGAAAAGAGTGAAAATGAAACCTTAAAACGAAAACTTCATGGTAAAACATTTTGGACCGAAATATTACGACAGTTTGATGAGGATAGTGGAGAACTAGAATACTTTGAAAATACGTGGGTTGGTCTTATTAAACAGTTTCGAGAAGATGTACTTCCTGCTGAAGAGCTTCAGATTAAACAGTTTATTACAATAGATATTCTTATTAATCGTAGTATGAAAGAACGTAAACGACACATAGCAGAAACAGAAAAATTACAAAGAGCAGTAGATGCTGAATACGACAAACCAGAAAGTAATCGAGATATTCCCAAATTAGCTAATTTAGAAACTCAATTAAGTTTTGCTCGTAATAGCATAGCTAGTTATACCAACGAATATACCAAGCTTTTAAACGAACAACAAAAGATAAGCAAAGATTTAAAGGCCACCCGTGAACAACGTATAAAGCGCATAGAGGACGGTAAAAGCTCGTGGGTCGGGTTGATACGAATGCTCGAAAGTGAAGAGATTCGAGAAAAAGAAGGTCGTGAAATGGAAATTCTCAGGATGGCTACCGAGAAATACAAAAAAGAACTATTTGGCTATCATACCTATCAAGATGATGGGGTTGATAAACCATTCTTAAATTATGAAAGCATAAATGATGAGTAGAAATTACCAAGACCCCCAATACAAAGAATGGAGAAAAAAGGTTTATGCACGAGACAATCATACTTGCAGATGGCCCGGTTGTAAAAATAAAAAAAAATTACAGGCTCACCACATATACAGATGGGCCGATTTCCCCGGCCTACGCTATCATCCATTTAATGGTATCTCCTTATGCAAAATCCACCACGACTCAATAAAAAATAACGAAGATAACTATCGAGATTTTTTCACTAGGCTAATAAAATGATTAAAGACCCTTTTACCATTATCATAGACACAAGAGAACAAATTCCTTGGGAGTTTGGATATCATGATACTGCTAATCGCAAATTAGATACTGGAGACTATAGCATAGAAGGATTTGAAAATATATTAGCGGTAGAACGAAAACGTAGCGTAAGCGAATTAGCCACAAATCTTAGCGAAAAAAGACTTAACAATGTGCTATCTAGGTTAAAAAAAATCAAACACCCATATATGGTTTTTGAATTTAGTTTAGACGAAGTTTATCAATTCCCAGTAGGTAGCGACATTCCTAAAAAAATGTGGGATAAATTAAAAATTACTGGTAATTATATAGTTAAACGATTACTAGAAATTCAACTAGAATATGGTATTCAGGTTGTATTTTGTGATGACTCTAGCAATGCTGAAAAATTTACAGCTAGTTTAATGAAAAGAATATATGAACGATATAATAAAGACCAAACAAATATTTGAAAATGCTTGGCTAGGACTAGGCGACCTATCACAAATAGTTGTGGATAAAAATCCTATGATTGGTCGACTTAAAGAGGATATAGAAAATCCAGACCTTCACTTACTAAGGCTGTTAAAAAATCCCAGATATTTTGGAAGTACTTGTAAAATATTATTTGATATAGAGCTTCATCCTATTCAAATCGCCATACTCCAAGAATTCTGGGTTCGTCCTTTTCCAATGTTTATAGCATCTCGCGGTTTTGGTAAAAGCTTTTTGATGGCATTATATTGTGTGCTACGATGCATGTTGGTTCCGGGCACAAAAGTTGTTGTTGTGGGCGCTGCTTTTCGTCAGAGTAAAATTATATTCGAATACATGGAAACATTGTGGCGCAATAGCTCCATATTACGAAGTATCTTCACTGGAAACAATGATGGTCCGCGTCGAGATGTTGATAGATGCACTCTGCGACTTGGTGAGAGTTGGACTATAGCAATACCAATGGGAGACGGTAGTAAGATTAGGGGTTTGAGAGCACATATTATCATCGCAGACGAGTTCGCATCAATTAGTTCCGACATTTATGAGACAGTGGTTTCCGGTTTCGCAGCAGTTAGTGCAAATCCTATTCAAAATGTTAAAGAGGAGGCTAAAAAGAAAGCTTTAAGAGAGGCTGGTTTATGGAGTGATGAATTAGAGGCTGTGCAGATTAAAAAAGGCAACCAGGCAATTATTAGTGGAACTGCTGATTATGCATTCAAACATTTTGCCAGCTACTGGAAACGATATAAAGCAATTATCGAAAGTCGTGGAGAAAAACAAAAATTACAAGAAATTTTTAACGGAGAAGTACCAGATAATTTTAATTGGCAGGATTATAGCATTATTCGTATGCCTTATGAATTAATCCCCAAGGGCTTCATGGATGATAACCAAGTTAGTAGAGCAAAAGCTATTATTCATACTGGTATTTATAATATGGAATATGCTGCATGTTTTACCGCAGATAGTGACGGATTCTTTAGGCGTAGTCTAATAGAAAGCTGCGTAACTAGTGATACAAAACCTATTGTGATAAATAATCAACAAGTTTTATTTGAATGCTCCACACAAGGTAGTTCTCAATATCAATATGTGTATGGGATCGACCCAGCTAGTGAAAAAGATAATTTTAGTATTATTATTATAGAGCTTCACCCAAATCACAACAGGGTAGTTTATTGTTGGACCACAAATCGTAGTAATTTTAAAGAACGACAAAAAACAGGGTTAGTAAATGAACACGACTTTTACGGATTCTGCGCAAGAAAAATTAGAAATCTTATGAAAACCTTTCCTGCTTATAGAATAGGAATCGACGCTCAAGGAGGAGGTATCGCTATCGAAGAGTCTTTACACGATCCCGGAAAGTTAGAAGGTGGAGAACAATTAATTTGGCCCATTATAGATTCAGAGAAAAACAAAGATACGGACGATCAGCCCGGATTGCATATACTAGAATTAGTACAATTTGCACGAGCCGATTGGACAAGTCAAGCTAATCACGGATTACGCAAAGACTTAGAAGATAAAGCACTATTATTTCCAAGATTCGATCAAGTGAGTTTAGCACTCGCTCTAGACAAAGAAGGCAAAGAGATTATATCAGCAGATTTTGATAATTTATATGATAATCAAAGTGAATGTATATTAGAAATAGAAGAGCTTAAAAATGAACTAACAACCATTGTTATGACTCAAACTAGCACAGGATCAGGAGGACGAGACAGATGGGACACTCCAGAAGTAAAATTACCAAACGGAAAAAGAGGCAAACTGAGAAAAGATAGATATAGTGCTTTGGTTATAGCAAACATGTTAGCAAGACAACTAAACAGATCTTTAGAACCAGTAAATTACGAAATAATAGGTTCAAACTTAAGAGATGGAAACAAACAAAAAAATAATGGAGATTTTTATAAAGGACCAACTTGGTTTACATCCTGCGCCAACGATGATATATATAAAGGAATTTACAGATAATCGTGTATATTACCTTGTAATTACATACCAATAGGATTATAATACAATTATGAGCAGAAAAAGCGAAAAAACAAATGCGGCCATTCCGGACGCTGCTCCTGTTGTTCCAGATAATGCTTATATCACATGGGGTGATGAGAATATATTAGACAAAAGAGAAGCTTTACAAGAAGCGTCTAAAGCCTTAGATGAATTTAATTTAATACAAAAAAGTACAGCTAATAATAGTCGATATAGATTAGATTTTAGTAATTTAGACGGATCAACTAGTGGTCGCCCTGGTCTTACTCGTAGTGATTACGATTATTTTAGACCAGAAGAAAGTATTCCTCATCACATCAAAGGAATTCTTAATAAGGCAGATGTCGTATATAATCGTGTTGGACTAGTCAAAAATGTTATAGACTTGATGGGAGACTTTGCTTGTCAAGGAATAAGACTTATTCATCCAAACAAGAGAATAGAAAAATTTTATAGAAACTGGTTTGATAAAGTTAGCGGAGAAGAAAGAAGCGAAAGATTTTTAAATAATTTATATAGAGCTGGTAACGTTGTATTAAACAGACAAACAGCCAAAATTAGTATCAAGGTTGAAGATAGTTTATACAAAAGCGTTGGTGGTCCGGACCTCATAATTCAAAAAGACGACACCAAGGTCGAGAAAAAAGAAATTCCTTGGAGATATACTTTTATTGACCCGGTATATGTTGATGTCGTTGGCGGCTCTTTATCTTCTTTTGTTACAAACAGAGCTTATTCTATAGTATTACCGTCCGTTCTTCGTAAAACTATTAATAGTCCAAAAAATGATGCGGAAAGAAAAATAATAGATCAGCTACCACCAGCAATAATAGAAGCTGCAAAAACTAGAAAACCATATATACTTGATCCAGATAAAACAATGGTTTTTCACTACAAAAAAGATGATTGGAAAACATGGGCATATCCCATGATATATAGTATTATGGATGATATCAACGTTATTGAAAAATTGAAGCTAGCAGACTTAGCAGCTCTTGATGGCGCTATAAGCAATATTCGCATATTCAAACTCGGTAGCTTAGAATATAAAATTGCTCCAACAGCAGCAGCAGCTAGCAAGCTTAGCAATATACTTTCTAACAATGTTGGTGGTGGCACTATGGATCTTGTGTGGGGTCCAGATATAGAGCTATTAGAAAGTAAAACTAGTGTTCATCAATTTTTAGGAGAAGGAAAATATATCCCACATTTAAATGCTGTATATGCCGGTTTAGGTATCCCTCCTACGCTAACGGGTACATTTGGTGCTGCTGGAACAACCAATAATTTTATTAGCCTAAAAACATTAACACAAAGACTCCAATATGGTAGAAAAGTACTAAAAACATTTTGGAAAAAAGAAATTGCTATGGTACAAAAAGCTATGGGCTTCAGACTTCCTGCTAAAATAGAATTTGATAGAATGGATCTTAGCAACGAAGAAGCAGAAAAAGCATTACTAATTCAGCTAGCAGATAGAAATATTGTTAGTGATGAGCTTGTTCAAACAATATTTGGATTTGATCCGGACACAGAAAAAACTAGACTTAATAGAGAAAATAGAGAACGAAGTAGTAAAAGAATGGTTAAAAAAGCTGGTCCTTTCTATGATGCTAATTTTGAAAACACTGCAAAGAAAATGGCAATGCAGCTTGGACTAGCAACACCAAGTCAAATTGGTGTGGAATTAGAAAAAAAGAAAAAGGGAGAATTTAATGCAGTGGAGGTTAAGTCTCAATTCCCACCACTAAAACTAGGACCCATACCTGGAATTGGTGGTCCAGAGAAAAAATCTTTACCGGGGCAGCCAGGACAAGGCAGGCCTAAAAACTCAAAGGATACCGAACAAAGAAAAACCAAAGAGTTTAGTCCTCAAACAGGAGCGTCTTTGAATATTTGGTCTATGGAATCTCAAGATAAAATTTCTGAAATTGTGAATCCAATACTACTTGAGTTTTATAATAAAAAAAATATGAGAAGTTTATCTAATACAGAATACGATGAAGCAGAGAGTACGAAGTCTAAGATATTTTTTTCTATAGAACCATTTTCAGAGATTAATGAAAAATTAGTCTTATCAAAATTAAACAACTTAAATAATTCTAATATCAATACTCAATATGGTCAATATAAAACATTTAATAAGCTGATGCTAAGCGAGATAAATAGACCACTTACTACTGAAGAAACAAAATATACAAAATCTTATTTATATCAACTGGTGTATTGTTCTTAATGGATCAACAATAAAGAAAGCCTAAAATATGAAAATTTTTGAAGCAGAACTTAGAGACGGACTAGAAGAGGTTTTATCCTCAAGGGCTTATATCAGTTACGCATCAGAAGTACACCCGTCTAACAGTGAATTCTGTGTAAAACAAACAGACATTAAAGCTTTAGCTGGCCTAGAAGATAAAGACTTGTACTATACCCAATCTATATTAGTCACAACTTCTTGGAACAAAAATGACGATATTTTTGATAAAGACGAAGTTTGGGCAGCTAGAAATACTCCTATTCACAAGCCTACAAACCTAGAACATAATGAAGGCTTAATAGTTGGTCATATAACATCAAATTGGCCTATAACAGAAGATGGTATTCTTATTGATGAATCCACTCCTATAGAAAATTTACCCAATAAATATCATATATTAACAGGTTCAGTTATTTATACAGGGTACACTGAACCAGAACTGAAAGAAAGATCCTCCAAATTAATAGCTGAAATTCAAAACGACACAAAGTATGTTAGTATGGAATGTTTTTTTAAGGGTTTTGACTATGGATTAATTAATAAAACTACAGGACAATATAAAATACTTAATAGGGGTGAAGATACTGCTTTTTTAACCAAACACCTTAGAGCATATGGAGGTGTTGGAGAATATCAAGAACATAAAATTGGTAGAGTTTTAAGAGATATAACATTTTCTGGTAAAGGCTTTGTGGACAAACCAGCAAATCCAGAAAGTATTATTTTTACTAAAAATAGTTTTGTATTTAATAAAGATAGAGATACTACAACATTGATTTCAGAAAAAAAAGACAATTTTCAAAATGTCGGTGTATTTTCAAATCAAGCCAACCTAAAGGAGAACGATATGAGTTTAGAAAAAGAAGTTTCCGAAATTAAAGAAAAAATCGAAGCTATGGCAGATTGCAGCCAAGCTATTACTCAATCAAAAAGCTTAGCTTCTGAACTAGAGAGTAAAAATTTTGAACTCTCTAAAAAACTCGAAGCCACAGAACAAGAGTTACTAGAAATTAAATCTTCTGTTGTAGAAAAAGAACAAGCGGCTAAAAAAATGGCCGAAGACATGAAGAAAAAAGAAGAAGAAATGATGAAAATGAAAGCAGAGTTTGACTCCGCTAATGAAACTTTAGCTGCTTACAAAGATAAAGAAGTCGAGATGATGAAAAAAGAAAAGAAAATGAAAAGAATGGCTACTTTAATTGAAAGCGGAATAGAATCAGAAATTGCTTCATCTACTCTTGATAAGTTTGAAAGCTTAGATGACGAAGCTTTTGAAGCTATAACAACTCTAGTATCTGCTAAGATGCCTCCTTTCTTACTAAAAAAAATCGAAGAAGATAAAAAGAAAATGGAAGAAAAAGCGGTTATGAAAAAGAAAGCTTCTGAAAAAAATTCTGCTGATACAGACATTTTAGAAAATGCTGAAACAGAGACTACCATTGATCTTAGTGTTGGTGGTGAAACAGCAGTTTCCGAAGTTGAGAACACAAGAGCTGCTTTAGTTGATTTTGTTTATAATAGACTAGGTAAAAAACTAAATAAGGGAGACTGAACATGGCTTTAAAACCAGATCGTATCGAAGCATACACAGATATTTCGTTCTTCATGGACGTAATAGGTGAGCGTGGCGGCGTTGTTGTCCACGTAAGTGGTGGTAGTGGCGTAAGTATGGACGACGCTAATGCAACAGTCCAATATGCCGCTAATCAATCTGGCACCAAACCAGCAGGCTTATTGCTAAATGATGTTGTTAATCTTGATCTAACAAGACAACATATTAATTGGCATAAGGATGAGGTGCAGGTTGGTAGTAAGGTTACGCTATTACGTCAGGGTCAAGTAACCACTAATCAGGTTAGTGGTACTCCTGGCGTGGGTGTAGACGCTTACTATGGTGCTAGTGGAGTTCTAACAGCAACCAGTACTAACAGTATCAAGGTTGGTAGATTCTTAAGTAGCAAAGATTCTGATGGTTATATCAAAGTAGACATTAATATTACATGATAAGGGAGATAAATATGGCCAATAAAAGATTCGAAGCAACCCCAGAATTAACAAATCTTCTTGTTCGTTCTGGTTCGCTAAACAAAGAAGAAGCTCTTGGTGCTAACGCGGAGTTCGCCAAGGCCCTAGAACTTCCTCTTCGTCAAGGTGTTCTTAACGGTGATATTCTAGACGGTATTTTCGAGCCAGTTGTACTAGCTCAAAGTGCCACTCCAGAATTTCCACTAGATTTCCTTGCTCCTGGCAGTGAAAAAGACTTCGTGGCTTATACCATTCCTAATCATGGTTATATTCCACAACGTCATGTCGAGGGCGACTATGTGATGGTTCCAACCTATGATATTGGAGCTAGTATTGATTATCTTCTAAAGTATGCTCGTGACGCCCGTTGGGATGTTGTGGGTCGTGCTATGGAGGTTCTTGAGGCCCAATTCGTAAAGAAGATGAATGATGATGGTTGGCATACACTATTAGCCGCTGGTGTTGATCGCAATATTGTGGTTTTTGACAGCGATGCTGGTGCTGGTCAATTCACCAAGCGCTTAGTCAGTCTTATGAAGACTGTTATGCGTAGAAATGGTGGTGGTAATAGCGCTAGTAATAATCGTGGTATGTTAACTGATCTTTATGTTTCTCCAGAAGCTATGGAAGATATTCGTAACTGGGGAGTAGATCAGGTTGATGAAATTACTCGTCGTGAGATTTATGTTGCTGCTGATGGTACTCTTAACAGGGTATTTGGTATCAATCTACATGATCTCGATGAACTTGGCGAAGATCAGCAATATCAACTATTCTATGAAAACGTGCTAGGGGCTGCTTTACCAGCTAGTGACGTTGAACTAGTGGTTGGTCTTGATCTTCGTAAGAGAGATAGTTTCATAATGCCAGTTCGCCAAGAAGTCCAAATCTTCGAAGACGATACACTACATCGTCAAAAGAGGGCTGGTTTTTATGGTTGGGCCGAACAGGGTTTTGCGGTTCTAGATAATCGTAGAGTTATTCTTGGTTCTCTCTAATCAGTTTTTAATGCTATTAGAAAAGAAGGCTGGCCTTGCGCCGGCCTTTTTTTTTAGGTGTATTATATACTATACCACATTATTAGCGTAAGGAAAATATTATGCCAGCTAGTAACTATGATTTTTCTATTGAACAAGGTTCATCTTTTAGACTTAGTATAGTATATAAAGATAGTAATGGAAATCCTATAGATTTAACAAATTGGTGCGATAGATTAGTATGGACTACTAACGCTAATATTAATCAAACATTTATAAGTACAAATATTGATTATAGTGTTTATAAGTTTACAATAGAAGCAGTATTAGGTAAACTAACCCTATTAATACCACCTAGTACAACAAATGGTTTTACTTTTAATACGGCTAAATATGATTTAGAACTACAAAGTGATGAAGATTTTTATAATGGTGGTGGTAAAGATAAAATTAGACTATTGTATGGAACTACTACTATAAATAAAAGATATAGTAAAGTCTCTACGATCATAGGTTGTGCATAAATGAGTGACTTTAATGTTGAAATTTCAACAACTAATAATCAACTAGAAATAGAATCTAGTATTATTAATTCTTTAAATTTTAATGAAGTTAACAATACCATTGAAACTATTTTATCAGAAACGATAACCGGTGTTTTAGAAATAGAAAGTTCAGCTAACGAAATTTTAGAAATCAGCACCTCCGTAAATATTAATGGCAATATTACCGCAGTTATTGATGGTGGAGAAGTAACATAAAACGGTGTATAATACAATATAATCCTCGCAAAATAGGAATAAACTATGTCAGTAACTATTAAATTACGCAGAGGAGTCTCTAGTGAGTGGGTATCTCAAAATATAGTTTTAGCTAGTGGGGAACCAGGATACGAAATAAATACTGGTCGTTTTAAAATAGGAAACGGAAGTACAGCATGGAACAGCTTGAGTTATGCTAGTGTTGTTCCTACTGGAATATTGGCCGGAAGCGGTATTGGTATAAATTTTGGAACAAATGGGTCAACTGCTACAATTAGTGCTAGTGGACTAAATAGTTCTTATATTAGTGATTTTAATGAGGCTGTGGACGATAGAATTGGCAGTGGACTATTCGTTGCCGGAACTGGTATTAATTTATCTTATGTTGATGCTAGTGGTACGTTTACTGTTAGTGTTAGCGGTTTAGTTAATAATCCAACCAATAATAGACTTCTTACAAGTAGAGATAATACTACTACGGGTATTGATGCTGAAAGTAATCTTACATTTGATGGAACCACTTTAGCGGTAAGCGGAGCTATCTCTGTTGATAATTTGAAACTTGATGGTAATACTTTATCTAGTACAAATAGTAATGGCAACATAATTATTAGTCCTAGCGGCACAGGGGCTTTACAACGAGATTCTGGAGGAAATGCACGAGGACAATATGCTGTGGATTGGCAAACTGTAAGAAGTACCGGCACTATGGTGGCTAGTTCAAGTTATGGTGTTATTGGAGGGGGAAGCTCCAACACTAGCAGCGGCTATAGCAGTACCGTGGGCGGGGGACAAAGCAACACCAGCAGCGGCTATAGCAGTACCGTGGGCGGGGGACAAAATAACACCAGCAGCGGCTATAGCAGTACCGTGGGTGGGGGCCTTAACAATATAGCAAGCGGAGATTACAGTGCAATACTAGGTGGTCAGTATAATAATGCTAATCACAACAATGTATTTATACTAGGAAGTAACATAACTAGCACTCAAGCAAATACAACTTTTGTTCAAAATCTAGACGTAGCAGTTTCTGGAGATATTGGCACTCTTAAAATAAATAATTTTTATCACCAAAATTTAGCTGTTGCTACCGGCATAGCAGACAATGATTTATTGATCACTATAGTAGATCCAACGGGCTCTCCAACTACCGAAGTTATTCAAGGAAGTGTTTTACGAAGTAGTTTATTAAATCAGCCCGCTCAGCTTCAATTCCGCCAAGGAACCAACGCTGAAAGATTATTAATAACACCAGCAAGCGGTGAACCAATTTGGACCACAGATTCTCAGAAGTTTTATATTGGTGATGGAAGCACTGTTGGGGGAGATTTTGTTGGCCCTGGTCCTTATGATCGTGGAAATGGAACTCAGAGTATTGTTGCTTTAAATACCGGTTGTGTTGCTAGTGGAGATTATAGCGTTATTGGTGGAGGACAGAGCAATACGGTGATATCAGGCTCTAATCATAGCACTATAGGTGGCGGAAGTAACAACAGTGTG